GACGTGTCTCATGCGTGGGTCGGCGAGCATCTGGTCGAGTGTCCACCATGTGTAGGTGCGCCTGTCTGGTTCGATGCCGATATCGAATTCGAGATGGTCGAGGCCATAGAATTCGCATTCACCTTGCCAGTCGTCGATGTCGATGAGGTAATGGTTGTAGACGTCCTCGTACCTATAATCGGTGTCGGGGTCAATGTCGTAGAAACCGAGCGTGTAGACGTAGTGGCGGATCGTGTCGTCGTGCTGCGGGCATGGTTTATGACTGTCGACTATGAGGCTGCTAGTGGTGTGCCAGAGGCGTGGTGGCAGGCCGAGATCACCGACCGCCCAGTATAGGCTCTTGTCTGCGGTGCGCGACTCATGGATGGTCGCGTTCGGCAGTAGCCAGCAGTCCCATTCGCCGTCCCAGATGAGGAGGATGTGGCCACTGTTGCGGATGACAGCGAGCGCGCTCTCGATGGTTTTCATATGTCTATTGTCTCACGGCGCGCCTCTGTGAACGCAAAAACGGCCCCGCTCCTCTCACCATGGTTGGCGAGCGGGGCGGGGCTGTTTTTCTCAGAATTTCTGGGATTATTCTCAGAATTTCTGGGATTATTCTCAGGGTTCTGGGATTTTCTGGGGAAACGTGGCATGTGTATTCGCGGTGTAAATTATTCCGCTAGTTTTTTGAGTGTGCGATTTAACGCGATGCCCTAGTGGCTCCCTAGTAGTCCCTAGTTTGCGCTGTCGGTGATGGCGGCGAGGCTGGAGCCGTCGTCGACTTCGGGTATGCCCGCGATGCTCGTGAGCAAACTGAGTACGCCGCCCATGAGCGCGACACTCAGGACGTTCGCCCAGTCGACCTGCATGAGGCCGATCGCACCCGTACCGAGCACACCGATCGCCGCCTGCGCCATGGTTTTCAGCGCGCGGATCAGGGCGGCGCGCACCCACACGCGCGCCGGACTCGACGCGGGCTCACTGGCGGGCAGACTGTCCGGGAGCGCCTGGTCGGCGTCGTCGGGCGCGGGGTGGTCCTGCAGATTGTGTAGCGTTTCGTCGCTCATGCCGCCTCCTTGAGTTTGGCCACGACGATGGTGGCGATCTTGTCCATCTGTTCGTCGGTGAGCGCGACACCCACCGGCAGGGTCTTGGGTTCGCCGGTTTTGTAGGGGTTGAGTTCGCGCAGGCGTTTGTCGCACCATACGATGCGGTCGTAGAGCGGGCGTTTGATCTCGTTGCCGTTGTCGTCGACCATGCCGGACCCGGCGGCGTCGGTGCGGTTGAAGAACAAGTCGGCGAGACGGTAGACGCGGTTGGTGAGCCACTTCCACTCGCCGTTTTTCGTCAGTAGGCTGTTGACGTTGTTCGCGGCTCCGTCGATGCCCCTCAATCGGTCGCGGGCCTGCACGCCGTGCACGCCGTACTCCCATACGTATTTCGCGATCTTCTTCGCGTCCGCGTCACTGATTGCCATAACTCCTCCTCCATTAAGGTATTGCTGTGTGAGATTGACGAAGCTATCCCACGTTTTGCCGTATTTTGCAAAATAGGGCCTTGGGTCGGTATGGTCGGAACCGCCGTAGTTTTGTGAGAACCACAAATGCGGGTGCATGACGCTCGTATTCCAGCCGCGCGAGATGAGCACCTGCGCGCACACCTGCGCCGCGATCTCGAAGCCACGCTGGAAATCCGTGGCATTGGTCGCCTCGCAAATCTCGATGCCGATGCAGGTGCTGTTACCATTGCCGACCTGATAACACAGGCGGTTAAACTCCACGCACTGATACGCCTCGGTCCAGTCGCTGGTCAGGTGCACGGCGTAATCGTAGCCACGCGACCACAGGTCACGGTGATTGCGGGCGGTCGCGCCAGGATTCGCCGTGGAGTGGACGGCGAGCAGGAACGGCGCCAGATACCCGTGCCCCGCGTTGACGATCTCTCGTTTGATGGTGACCATGGGTCACTCCCCATCGTCGGCAGCGTCCGCCATGTAGTCCATGCCAGCGTCGACCGGTGTGGGCCCGTCCGGCATATCTGCAGTATTGCCGTAACGCTGGGCGACCTTAATCGAGTCGATCATCTGCTGGCCCTGCACGGCAGCCTCGGTGATCGGCTGGTTCTTCCACCACACGAGCACGGTGAGCACGCCCGCAGCCAACGTGGCCGCGCCCTTGAGCGCTGGATTCTTGACTTTGACTGCGATGGCTCCGGCCGTCAATGTGGCCACGAGCTCGCCAATACTTTTCAGCTGGATATTCATCATGTTTTGGCGAGGATACTCCCGCCTCTTAGCGTTAGCGTAGGCGGGAGATGAATCGCCATCTCCTTTCACTAGAGATGCTATAATGATTTTGTTAGTGAATATCTTACTCTTGTTGGAGGGAGGTGAATTATGCAAGTCACTGTCACCGCAAAAACACGTATCCTCCCCACTCAGGAACAAGTTGCGTTGCTTGACGCGACCCTTGACGCATACCGTGATGGCTGCGAACTGGTTTCCACATACGTGCACGAACATCGTGACACCGTGCAGAAGAGCGTGCATGCCGCAAACTACGCCACGCTCCGCTCCCGTCTCGGGTTGGGCAGCCAGATGGCGTGCTCCGTCACCAAGACCGTTCTCGCCCGTTACAAGGCACTCAAGACCGCTGGCGTGAACAGGAAGAACGGCAAGTGGACACAGCCAAGGTTCCGCAAGCCGCAGCTCGACCTGTGCTACAACCGCGACTACACGCTCAAGGGCGACACGTTCAGCGTGAACACGCTTCAAGGGCGCGTCAAGATGCGCTTTTGCAAGGAAGGCATGGAACAATACCTGAACGGCGCGCACAAGCTGGGAACCGCCAAGCTCGTGAAGAAACACGGCAAGTACTACCTGCACATCCCCGTCATACTGGAAGTGCCCGAACTGGACGACAAGGACGTGAACAACGTGGTCGGCATCGACCGTGGCATCAACTTCCTTGTCTCCACCTACGACAGCAAGGGTCGGAGCGGGTTCGTGTCCGGCCGCAAGGTAAAAGCCAAGCGCGCCCACTACAAGAACCTGCGCAAGCAACTGCAAAAGAAGGGCACGCCGAGCGCGAGAAGGCGCCTGAAGCGGATAGGCAATCGAGAAAACCGTTGGATGAATGATATGAACCATTGCATCGCCAAGGCACTCGTAGCCAACAATCCGTCTGGCACCATATTCGTGCTCGAAGACCTCACCGGCGTCAGGAACGCCACCGAGAAGGTGCGCGTGCGCGACAGGTACGTGATGGTGTCGTGGTCGTTCTACGACTTGGAGCAGAAACTCGTCTACAAGGCGCAACTGAATCATCAGAAGGTCGTCAAGGTGAATCCCGCGTACACCAGCCAGCAGTGCCCAAAGTGTGGGCACACGGAACGTGCGAACCGTGACAAGCACAATCACCTCTTTACCTGCAAGAATTGCGGCTACAGGTCGAACGACGACCGCGTGGCCGCGATGAACCTGTACCGCAAGGGAATCGACCTGCTAGTACCATGCGATACGGTCGCGCCCGAACATGATTCGAGCGCGCAGGGTGCAGTCAACCACCCCCACGCAGACGCCACCCCTCCAAGCCGCAAGGCAAGGAAGGGACGAAAGGCGGGAGCGGCACCACGCCGCACTCGTACCGCTGGGCAGTCGCAAGCCGCCACCTCTTAGGTGGCGGTAGTTGACAATGGTTTCCTCTCCTAATATGAGTAGAGGCCACAACGTTCGTGTTGTGGCCTCAGTAGGTTTCGGGTGGTTCCCATGTTTCGTCGCACATGCGGCTGTCCGGGGCGTCTTCGGGTGGAATGGATGGCAGATTGCGTATCTCATCGATCATCTGCGTGCCGGTCCCGTTGCCGCCGATCGAATGGTAGGCGGAGTAGAGACGTTCCAGCACGCGCTTCTCGTTCGGGTGCATCCACCCGTGGCGCATCGCGTTCTCGTGCCGTTCGCGGATACGAAGATAAGCGAGCTCCTTGACGGCGTTGTTCAACGCGTCGAGCTTGTCCGCCAACGTGGACAGGTCGATTCGCTCATTCAGTTCCTCGATGCGGCGCACGAGTTTGTCCATGTCCACGGCCGGGTGACGCCGGTCGTACCGGTTGAGCAGCCACGTGGTGATACTGCTCGCGCCGATACCGGTCGCCAACCCCGCCAACGCGGTGAGGACCTCAACACTTAGATTCGTGTTTTCACCTCCTCTCCCCCAAATTGAAATCAAGACGTGTTCACAGTTCCATGGGCCGATTTGCCCGGCTTGCGCGTCGCGGTGGTTCGCGCCACCACACGGCGACGCATAGGGTGACGAGCATTTCGATATGGTTCACGTCGCGTCAATCACCTCCCCACAGTCCAGCACCGGAGTGGACACCACACCAGCTGCGGCGGTTTTCGGCGGCGCGAACCAACGCACATTAGCCGCAGTTCCGTCACTGTTTTTGAGGTTGCGCATGGTGTCCCAATCCCCCTTGGTCATTAGTGACAGATATCGCGCGATGAAACGTGCGTTATATGAGGATGTTGGAAGATACAGAATTATTTGGGTGTCCGCATCCTGGGCGACATTGAATTTGGTCAGGTAGTACTTGCCGTATCCGTTGTATCTGAAGTCGGACAGGATGACATCATTCTGTTTGACCTCGATCCACTGGTCTCCGGGCGTGTACGCATTAGCCCAATGAAGGTAGAGGCCGAAAACATACTCGCCTTTTGGTAAATCCATCAGCAACCCGACGCCACGACCGCCGCCATCCGTCGAATTCCGCACCTCAAGCTGAGGTAAATCATTATTTGCGATAATATTAATGGTAATATCACTCTCACCACCGCCGATCCTGGTCCAGTGGCTCACACTGACCGGGTGTGGGTCAAGTATCAGATTCCGTATCTCACGCATCACTATCACCCCCTTGCTGCTGTTGCATGGTTTGGATTTGTGCTTGCAGGACGGCGATCTGCCGTGCTTGCGCGCTAATCTGGTCGCACAGGCGGGCGATCACCAGTTGTGCGGGCACTTGAATCTCATCCATTGTTTTGCCTCCTATGTGTTTGGGTTAGAGTCCGATGACGATCGATCCGATGTCCACCCAGTCGTGTGGGCCGTTATTGACGCGCAGCATCGTGGAATTGGCCGGAATGTAGGCGCGGGCGGTCGTGGCGAGCCCGTTGGTCATCGTGCCGATGATCCACGTCCTGTTCACAGTCGACGTCTCGAAACCGCCGTAAATGGCCGACAGGTCGAACAGGTCACAGTCACCACTGCCCGTGCATTTGATGCGGCCGCGGAACACGAGCAGGCCGGCACGCTGCCCGTATTGGGCTGTACCCACCGCTGTGGCCCCGTTGGCGAGCGGCAGGTTCGCCCAGGATTGCTCCCAGTCGATACGCCGTTCGTTGACGTATACGCCGTCACCGTGGGGGGTCCGGCCATCGCCGGCGCCGATGATGTCGATGCGGTCGGCGAGCAGTCTCATGGTCGTCGCCTCGTACCGGTTCTCGTACCGGATGTTGATCTCCGGCTGTTGCGGGTTGATGCCGATCCCGAGGCTGGTCGTGTACCAGCTGTCGATGTCGCCACTGGTGCGGTCGCTGGATCCGACGATGTGCCAGCTCTCGCCGACCAGGTCGTAGCCATGGATGGCGCCGACCGACACATCTCCGTACACGCTGTTGGTGATTTCCAACCTCCGCCCGCTCTGGGCGGTTTTGAAACCGCCGACGAGCACCGCACTGCCGGTGTCGCCGTTGAGCGAGAGCATCGGCATGCCGGTGCGTGAGAACGCGGTGAGCGTGTTGCCGACGATTTTGATGCCCCTATCGGCGGCCGGGTCGGTTTGCAGGAGGGGCGCGGTCAGGGTCGCGTTCGACAGGAGCGCGCCCGCCATCATGATCCCGCCCGTATTGTCGAGCGTGAATGTGGTGTTCCCGTCCGCGTCGTAGGCGACGAGCCCGCCGGTCGTGAATTTCAGCCCGGTGTTCTCCGCGCTGCTCGTCTGCAATGTGGGTGCGGTGATGACCGCGCCTGAGATCTCGCCGCCCGATTGGATGGCGCCCTCAATGGCGAGCACCCACTGGCCGGCCTCGTTTTTCGCGTACGAGAGGTGGTCGCCGAATATGATGCCGGACGAGTTGATCCGCGCGACAGTCGTTTTGTCCGCGCCAGTGCCCGCGGTGAGCTTGTAGTCGGCGCCTTCGATACTGCCACCACTGATCGCCGGTGTGCTGAGCCCCGCCCCGATGATATTGACCGATTGCAGGATCGCCTCACCGGTTTTCGCATCCAATGTGACGACAGGATTGCCCTGCGCGTCCACCATTACGAAACCGTTGTTGTTGAGCTGGATGCGCTCATTGCTCGTCAGGAACGCGCCGCCCCTGATGCGTGCGCCGTCGAAAAAATCGGCGGTGACGAGGCCGGCGGCGACGCTGCCGGACACGATGATGTCCTCCGCGGACAGGCGGTTCAATGCCCAGCGCGACCCGTTCCACACCCAGATGTGCTCGACCTCATCACTGTGGTCGACGAGCACGCTCGCCGAATTGTTTGGTTCGCCCATCCAGTAGGTTTCGGGTGGCTTGCTGGAGGTCTGCCACCATTCGTCGCCCTGCGTGAGCTCAGCCGCCGGCACAGTCGGTGTCGTCGCCTGCACGAAACGGCGGTTCTTGCCGTCCGCGGTGGTCAACGCCAGTTCCGCCGCCTCGAACGCGCTGGATTGTTGCACGCTCGTCCACGACCACTGCCCATTGGAATAGTCGATACGCGAGCACGTCCACAGTTTCTTGCCCCGCACATACGCGGGTTCGGTGCTCGACCATCCGCCGCCCGGCGCTTTGTTCACCGGCTGCGCGGGCTTCGACTCGGAGAGCTGCCAGAACGGCGTCAGAGCGGACACGGATACGCCCTGCGCGCCGGTCGCGCCTTGATTGCCTTTGGTCAGGCTCCACGTGTAGCTCGCCGGCGTGGTCGGCTGCGTCGTGTCGAGCGTGATGCACACACCCATATACGTGCTGTTGGCGGTCGGCGTTTTGCTGAAATTCGCGCCACTCGCGCTCGTCCCGTAGGCGAAATACGTGTACCAGGTTTTACCGTCCTCGCCCACGTCGCCCTTGGCACCGGCGGCACCCTGCGGGCCCGCTGGACCCTGCGCGCCAGTATTGCCCTTGGTGAGCGACCACGTGTACTGTTTCGGGTCGGTCGGCTGCGTCGCGCTCGTGGTCACGCACACACCGATATACGTACTCGCCGCCGTCGGGGTCGTCGAAAAACTCGCGCCAGACGCGCTCGTGGCGTACGCGAAATAGCTGTAGCGGGTGATCCCGTCCTCGCCCTTGTCACCCTTCGCGCCGGCCACACCCTGCGGGCCCTGCGCACCCGTATTGCCCGTGACGAGCACCGGTGCGCTCGTCTCCTGCCCGCCGTCACCGAACGTGACACGCGTGCGCATCCAAATGTAGGTGCCGGGCGTGCGTTCGGGCGTGGTCGGCCCCCACGGGTCAGACAGGACACTCACGCTGTTGTTCGGCTCGCCCATCCAATACGTCGTGACGTCCGGCGGCGTAGTGTCCGAATCCCCCACCGCGTATTCGATGAGCGTGGACACGATCATGTCCTGCTCAAGCTGCGTCGTGCTCGTCATAACGTTTTTCAGGTCGTTCTTGACGTTCGTGACGCTCGTATCCATCTCATTGTATTTCGTGGAGAGCCTATCGGTCTCCGCTTTGACGGCGGCCGCGGCGTCCTGTGCGAGCTTGTCACCCTCCGCACGCAGAGAGGCTTCCTGCTCGAGCCCATCATGGTTCGCCTTGATCGCCTGCTGCGCCTCGGTGATCGTGGTATTGACGATGGTGATCTGCGCGGCCGTGTCTTCCTTGGCAGCCCCGAGGATCTCGTCGGCTTTCGCGTCCAGCTCCTCCTGCGAGATGCCCTCCCACAACGGGTTCTGCTCGCCGGTTTCGGGGTCCCATTTGTCGACGCCATGATCAGCCATGCCGCCCACCAAAATGCCCGTGCCGTCACCAGTGGGGTAAAACGCCGAACCGCCTTTGCGGGTTTGCATGCTTTGCGCGGTGCGCAACGCGGTGACACCAAGGCGTGCGATGGTCTGTGCGCTGGTGGGGCTGAGGATTGGATGCAGGGCCATTGGCGTCTCCTCTCAGGTGAGCGTGTATTCGATGGGGTCGAAGGTGAGGGTGACCGTGTCGGTTTCGTTGCCCTCAATCTGCATGAGCCGGCATGTGTAGATCCCGTCGTCCAGTGAGGGGAATCCTTGGATGTCGAGTTCTACCTGTTCGCCCGGCCAGATGCTGCCCAATGGGTGCAGGACGCCCACACCGTCCTTGTCGTCGACATGGATTTCGCCTTTGATCTGCATGAGCGGGCGCCGGTTCGCCTCCAGGCTGGCTTGCGCGTGGGCGAGCAGCAGGTCATGCTTGTCGGTGTCCGAATCCGCGTATGTCATCTCCCGCAGCGGATACGGGTCGGCGAGTTCGACGAGCGTGAGGTCCTGTGCGAGCGCGCAGATCTGGGCTTTGTCGGTACCGGCGCCGGACGCGTAGATGCGGTGGATGGGGCCGAGGTGGTCGATGGTGAGGTTTTCGATGGTTCCGCCGTATGGTGAGTATGCCAATCGGTGGATGGTGTTCTGTCCGAGGTAGATGTCGGTGTCGCTGCCGGCTTCGAATCGCCATCTGACCATGGTTTGGTCGTCGGTCAGGTAGGGGCGGAATTGCATGTCTGGGCCGTTGATGACTCCGCTGATTTTCTCGAGGATCGCTTTGCATGAGAGGTTTTGGACGTTCCATGCCTCGTAGGAGCGTTCGTGGTTGCCTTGTTCTCCTCGGTAGGTCCAGTCGATGGGCAGTGTGCCGCCGGGTTTGAGGTTGGTGCATAGGTGGCCGATTTCGCTGGCGATGCCTCGTAGGCTCATGTGCTTGTAGGTGAGCGTGTTGGGGCTGGTGTGGTTGGGGCCGGATGCGTATGCGTCTTCAGGCACAGCGTAGCGTTCGGCGAGCAGGCTCATGATGCTGCTGATGGAGAAGCTCGTGTCGCGGGCGGTGTCCTGCCGTGGGCCGATGGCCCCACCGACGATCGGCTCTCCCAGTGTGTTGGGGTCGTCGGTCGGATTGCGGTGCAGGAGGATGATGCCATGCCGGTCGCTGGCGAGCAGTTCGCGGCGTTCCTTCGCTGTGGTGGCGTGTTCGAGTGCGGTCCATGGCACGCGCACGCCGCCGAGATCGTGTTCGCCGGGCTTGTGGCTGGGCGTCGTGGTCAGGGAGCAGTCACCGATGGTGACATTCCAACTGAACGCCGGCAGGTCGATGGGGCGGATGAGGGAGCCGCTCATCGTCTCGTAGATGTAGGCGGTCCACATCAGCGTGCGACTCCCTCATCCTTGATGACCAGAACGCGGCCGACATAGTAGTTGCCTCGGTCGTCTGGATCGTTGTGGGAGAAGTGTGTGACGTAGCCGTTGCCTTCCTCGTTGTACATCGCGAGGCCGAAGGTGTGGCGCCCGGCCGGCACTTGGATGCTGGCTGTGACCTCGTGGGTCACCCACGCCTCCGTGTACTCCACCTTGCGCGTCGTGTATTTTTCCCCGTCCACATAGAACTGGACAGCGGCGACGCCACGGGTGTTGTGGCTTGAGGTCTTCGTCGGTGTGGAGACGCACAGGTAGGCGTGCAGCAGGATGTTACGGTCGGTCGGGAAGAACGCGGTGTGGTTCAGGATCGGGTTCTTGTAGGGCGGGTTCGAGCTGGCCTGCCCGTCCTTGTTTTCCGCGACGCGCGCGATGATACCCATTTCCGCACCGTAGGGGGTCGCGTAGTCGATGTCGCCATAGGGGGTGGCGCTTGCCGTCTTGGTGGCTCCGGCAGGTACGAGCATCGCTCCCAATCGCCATGCGCGTTCGGGGATGGCCGGTTCTGCCGGTGTCTTCGCCGGGGTGCCTTGGGTGACACCGACCTCGATGCGGTTCGTCGGCGGCAGCAGGGAGCCGTCCGCGTTCTCGCCTTCGGGCCGGTCGTCGAAATCCAGATCGTTGGCGCGGATCCAGATCACGTCGATGCGTGGGTTCGACGGGTCACCGCCGGCGACCGGACCCACGGTGCATTTGTCCACGTACGCTTCGTAGAAGCCCTCGCTCCAGCTTTCGTCCCTTGGCAGGACGCACAGGCCGCGGGTCACGTCGTAGGACATGTCATCACGGCCGGAGATGTGCAGGCTCAGGTCGTGGGGGTCCTGCCCCACGATGCCGGGATTGTCCCAATGGTAGCGCAAAATACGCCGATGCATGTGGGCGCTCACGCCATCGCCATGGGAATCCGGTGGGGTGCCGAGCGCACTGTTTTCGGTGAGCATGAGGTCTCCTTACATGTAGGTGTCGTGGGTGAGGCACGTCACGTACCCCTCCCCTTCGGATTTGAGGACGATGGGCATGCTTGAACGTGCCTTGATGGGGCTGAAGCCTCGGTGGCTCAGCCACCGGCTCATGTCACGCCCGTCGATGCGCGCGGTGCGTGACCGGAAATCAAGGCTGAGTGGCGCGCCGATCGTGACAGGCTGCGTGTATTCGATGATGGCGCCGTCCCCGAGCAGGAGCCTGACGCCCTGCGGGAAGTCACCCACCACGCTCAGTTGTGGGTAAGCGCGTGAGGTGCCATGGTTCTCGAGCACGCCGCGGTTGCGCCCGTCGCCACCGGGCCTCCCGTAATTGACCGGGTAGACGAGCCCGTCCGACCCCGGTGTGACGGACAACACCGACACCGAATCGTTCGGCGTGCCCGTCCAGTAGGTCTCGAGCCGGTCGCCGTAGAACAATCCCTGCCCCTGCCCGTCCAACGGTAGGAGTTGGAACAGTTGCGCGTTCGTGGCGAGCCGTTCGGGCCGTTCGAACACGATGGTGACATTGCTGGGCTCCACCATCGCATGCCGGTATACGCTGGCCTGGTTCATGGCCAGATAGCCACCCTCGCAATAGGTGTCCGAATCCGCGTCGACGACACGGAGGCGGACGAGGCGGTGCGCGAACCGGCGGATGAGGTCGGTCAGGGCGAGCACACCCGCCCGGTCCGCCGAGTTCGCGTTCCAGTGGAGGGTCACGGTGCGCGACGCGTACATGATCGTGTCCTCGGCGATGTCATGGCCGCCGTCGCCTTGGCCTCGTGCGGTCGCGTCGACCTTCACCGCAGGCATGGAATACCATCCTGTGATGCCGTCGCCGGTCAGGCCGAGGGCGTCCAATGTGCCGGATCCGTGGAAACGGACCGGGTCGACGCCTTCGGCGCTGAGTTCCGCATAGTAGGGCGTGTATGCCATGGGTCACCTTCCGATGATGTCCTGCGCTTCCCGCATCCAGATCTCCGCTTGGCTCCATGGGTCGGAACGGTCGGGGATGTTGAATGTGAGCTGCACATCGCGGGTGTCGTCCTTGCCCGCGTTGAAATACTCCAGAACCTGTTCGCGGGTGAGCACGAGCTCGGGTTGGCGGGTGCGGTTCTCCACGAACGTACGCCCCGGATTGAGCACACCACCCTTGTCGTAGAGTGTCGGCACGATGCCGCCCAACGCGTAGCCGCCGGGCCGGTTCATGCCAGCCAGACTGCCGTAGCGGTGGATCGCGTAGTTGCAGCCCGCGTAGATGTTCGCCAACGGGTCCGTGATGGGACGGGACGCGAACGGGCCCGCGTAGGCGGCGAACGTCGGCGGGATCGTCTGCATCAGACCCTGCGAGGGCACACCGTTCTTGGCGTTGATGTCCCAGTTGTTGATGGCGTTGGGGTTGCCACCGGACTCCTGGTTCATGCGCCGCAGCACGGTGTCGGCCCAACTGGCGGGCTGTCCGAGCATCTTGAGCACGGTCAATACCTGTGGGCGCCACTGTTCGACACCGCCGCCGACGGCCCCGTGGTACTGTTCGCCCGCACCGGCCGCAGCAGTGTTGCCGTTGCCTGAACCCAACCAGCTGCCGATGGCGTCCTTGGCTTTCCGTACGAGGCCTTGGGCGACCTTGAGGGGCAGTTGCGCGACGATGGTGCCCCAATTGCCTCCACCTACGGACGCGATCATGGATTTCACCGGGTCGAGGATCTTCGACGTGACCCAGCCGGCCGGGTCGGAGATGAACGAGGCCACGGCGTCGGCGATGTCACTCGCCTTGCCCTTGACCCAATCCCAGCCTTGGCCGACCTTGTCCTTCACACCGTTCCACAATCCAGAAATGCCGCCTTCCGCGTAGCGGGGCATGCGCATGTCGTCGAGCACGGCCTGCGCGCCACGGGTGCGCGCCAACCTGTTCCACCGGTGCACGGTGTCGGCGCCCACGGCGCGGGTCCATTCGGGCACCATGATCGCCTCACCCGGACTGGTCCACGACAGGATCGTGTCTTGTCGCGGCGCATATCCGGGGTTGACGCCACCGGTGGCGAACTTGGGGGCGTTGGGCAGTTTGAGGTTGTCGAGGCCGACGGCGCCGGCGATGCCGTTCCATGTCTTCTGGATGCCGTTGGTGTACACGACCTCGACGATCCAACGCACGGGGGCTGCGCACGCGTCCTTGAGCGCGTTGAACGCCTTGCTGGCGGCTTCCTTCATGTTGTGGGCGGCATCGCCGATGGCTTGCAGGCCGCGTTTGAACGGGTCGATGATGTTCAGGCTGATCCAATCCCACACGGTCTTGAACTTCGCTTTGACACCATCCCAGATGATGCCCAACCCGTCACCGACCTGCTTGAACCGGTCCTGGACACCCTGCCATGCGGTTTTGAATGGTTCGACCACGTTCTGGCTGATCCAGTTCCATCCGTCGCGCAGTTTGCCGACGACCGCGTCCCACGCGCCACGGATCGTCTCACCGATCAATTTGAACGCGTCGCACAGCACCTGCCAGCCGAGTTGGAACGGTTGGATGACGTTCTGGTCGATCCAATTCCACCCGTCCTGCAGGGTTTGCACGACACCATCCCACCAATTGCCGATGTTCTCACAGACGAGGCCGAACGCGTCCTTGAGGAGGTTCCACCCGACTTGGAATGGTTGGATGACGTTCTGGTCGATCCAGTTCCACCCGTCCTGGAACGCCTGCGTGATGCCGTCCCATACGGGTTTGATGATGTTCTCGTACAACCATTGCCAGGTGTTCCACAGGGTTTCGAACGCGACCCGCAACGGGGTGAGCACGATCGTGGAGATGATCAGGAACCCGATCTGCGCGGCGGTGACGATGCCGTCCCACACCTTGCCGATCACATCGCCCACGGTTTGGAACACGCCGCTGAGCCATTGCCATGCCTTGGCCAATGGTTGGATGACGTATTGGTTGAGCCAGTCCCATCCGGCCTGGAACGCATCGCACAACCAGTCCCATGTGTTGCCGAAGAAGTCACAGGTGGCCTGCCATGCCGATTGCATCCATTTCCATGCGGCGCCGAGGAAATCAATGAATCCCTGCCAGATCCGCTTGCCTGTATCGGTGCTGGTGAAGAACCATACCAATGCTCCGACGAGCGCGCCTATCGCGGAAATAACCAGCATGATCGGATTTGCATCGAGCGCAGCGTTGAATGCCCATTGCACGCCAGTCGCGATACTGCAGGCAATCTCGAATGTTTTCCATGCGCCCACTGCCCCGCCGATGACCGGCACAAGCCAGTTGAGGTTGTTGGCTATCCATTCCAGCGCGTTGGCGAATCCCGTAGTCAGGTTGACAATGAAGTCTGATGGGCCGGCCTTCGTCCAGTCGATGAATGAATTGGCCACATCGCACAGCCATTTCCACACGGACTGCAAGGCGCCGGCGAATGCATCGATCGCACCGGTCTTCTTGAGTCGATCATGGAACTGTGAGCACCATGCAGTTACCGCTTCGAATGCGTCAGCGACCATGTTGATGGCGCTTGACACTGAGGAGGGTGCTTCAACTGCCATCCAGTCGATGGCCGGCTGTGTGATTTTCGAGAACAGGCCCCTGATGTTCTCCCAAGACCGCGTGAACGAGTCGATCGCACCATTCTCCTTAAGCTTGTCCCATAGGCGTCCGATCCATCTCTGCCCCTTTTGCACCATGTCCGCGGCTGCGTCGCCAACCTTGCCGAATTGCGATGTGAATTTGTTGATCGCGTTGCTGATCTTGTCCACGCCGAACGCCTCAATGACCTTCTGGATGGCTTTCGCGACGCGGTTCTTCGCGTTCTCCACGGCCGTGCCGATGCCTTGGGTGGCGTCCTTGGCCTGGTCGGCGAAGCTCGCGTACTTGCCAAAGCCTTCACGGTTGAGTTTGACGACTGCCTTGTTGAAGTCCTGGAACGAGATCTTCCCGTCCTTCATCTCCTCGTACAGGTCGTTCGCGTTCTTTCCCGCGCCGAGCATGGATTCGGCGAGCTGGTTGAGCTGGCCGGGCATCGCCGCCTGCATGCTCCTCCATGCGGCCATGTCGACCTTGCCGGCGGCCAGCTGCTGGCAGTACTGGGTGAGCGCGTTCTCCTGCTCGGTCGTACTCGCGCCACCGGCGAGCATGGCGTTGTTCAACGCGAGACTGATGTCGGTCGCCTCATCCAGCGACGAGGTAAGGGGAGCCAACTGTTGCACCATGCCGGTCATGGCCGAACTGGCGGTGGGCAGACCATCAAGGCTGTTGCCGATCTTCTGCACACTTTTGGCAGCAGCATCGGCACTGAACCCGAGGTTTCTCATGACCTTGGGGAAGTTGTTCATCATGTCGGTGCGTTCGACCGCGGCACCGACACTGGACGACACCGCGCCCCACGCCTTTTGGAACACGGTCTGCGCGGCGCCGGCGAGCACGCCGATCTTGCCGGCCGCCTTGCCCGACACGTCCCCGAGCCTCATGGTGGACTGGGCCAGATGGTCGGACGACATCTTCGCCGCGTTCGCGCTGGACGCCCACTGCCTGAGCCGCCCCATCAACGAATGCGATTTCCTGTCGACCTTGTTCTGCTCGTCGGCGAGTTTCGACTGGGCGCCCTTGAGCTTGTCGGACGCGGCCGCGAGCTTCTTCTCACTTCCCGTGAGCGCTTCGCTGTCGGCCTTGTTGGCGTGCTTCGCCGCACGCAGGAGGTCCTCGGCCTTGGCGGTCGCTTCGGTCTTCTGGCGCAGGCGGCTGCGCGCGTCGTTGAGTTTCGCTTCGGCCGCGACCGCCTGCGAGCTGCTCGCACCATATTTGGCGACGGTCTCCTGCAGACGTTTCTCGGCCGCTTCGACGCGCAACGCCGCGCTCTTCTGCTCGTCCCTCGCTTTGCCGACCGCGCTGGTGGCGTCCTTGACCGCCTGCGCGGAGCGTTTCTCGGCGGCGCGCAGCTGATCGGTCTGCGCGGCGAGCGCTTCGACATGCGCCTTGGCGGTGTCGGCTTCGGCTTTGAGTTTCTTCAGCTGCGGTGTGAGCGTGTCACTGCCTGCGGCGGCGTTCATGCTTGAGGAGAACGCCTTGCCGGCGTTGGATCCGGCGCTGGTGGCGGCTTGGGTCGCTTCGCTGGTGAGTTTGGCCGCGAATCCTGTCAGACTCGGCAGGACCGGCACCCATGCGACTGTACCATTGGACGACATGGCAAGGCTCCCCTCTGTTCGATTATTGGTTACTGTCCGGTGAGTGTGGCCATGAGCTCATCGCGTTCCCGCAGGCGCGTCTTGATCTCATGGCGTGCGGGTCGGCGCATGGTCTTCGCGCGTTCCGACGGGGTCGGGATACGCGACCGGATGTCATTGTCCGAATAGCGTTGTTTGACGAAGGGACTGACATTGACGATGGTGAGCTGCAGGTCGCGCAGCATGTCACCCATGTCATGCAATAGCCATTCCCCCTCGCTCCACCCATCGCCGAACGCGCGGGCGAGCGCGTTGTCTGGCGGCATGTGCACGATCAGTGCGTGCAGTGCGCGTAGGCTGAGTTTGCCTTGCCAGTATTCGGCGATGGGGTCGCGTGGACTGTAGACGGCGCAGAGGGCCGCTTCGAGTGCTTCGGGGTGGCCTCCGGCGTCGAGCAGGCCGATTATGTCGTAGGGTTTCCCTCGTCGTCGGTCCCCTGCATGGTGTCGGTGAGACTGGCGAGCAGCAGGATCAGGTCGGACACCTGGCCGCCGTCCTTGTCGAACTGGTCGAACTGCTCGCCGAGCAGGGCCCGTGCCATTTCGAAGTCGTCCGAATCGGCTTGCGCGGCGCGCATGGCGCGTTTTTCCGCGTTGGTCTGGAACAGTGGATGGTGGATGCGGTAGACGGTCGCACCGTTGTGGTCGTCGATCGTGAACTCAATCCATTCGGGTGTCTCGGGGTGGGACTCCTTGTATTTCTGCCTGATGGCGTGCAGGCTCTGTTTCTTCATTCACTGCCTCCTTTTAGTTGGTTTGTCCGTGGCTGCGCTCATGCGCCCTATGCCTTGGCTT